GACAAGGTGACTAAGCTTGACATCGCCCGTGTTGTACACAGGGCCGTTGAGTGGACATACCACGCTGACGTCGGCGAAGTGAAGGCTGGAATGGACAGAAACTCCAAAGCCATGGTCGAGCGGGAGATCGACTACACAGCGCCTTGGTGGTCGTACTGGTGGGGCGTCAGCAGACGCACCACCGGTAGCGGCTAGGGGGGCCCAGTGGCCGTACCTGGCAGGGATAGTGATGAATCACTAGCACCCAACCCTGCCGGTTTGGAAGTACGGTACATATTGGGAGCCACCACGCGCACTCGGCATACTTATATGGTCGGTGAGGGCATGTCCCCACCCCGAGAAGTCTACGCGTTCAATTCGACCATAGTAAATTTGCTCAAGGCAGTCAAGGAGAGGGTTTTTTATGTCAAGAAGGATGGTGTTTTCGTGTCACCCCCGCGTCCCGGTAGTCGCATGGCTTACGTCATGAAACGAAAGGATGCGAGGGATGCTGGCTGCTGCAGCATTTGCCGTGAGGATTTTGAGGCGCTAGCGATAGCGACTCGTCTTCCTTGCGGACACACCTACCATTTTGACTGCATGGACGCGTGGGTCACTCATTGTCGCGAAACTGACGTTGACGTGACCTGTCCACTCTGCAGGAACTCTTGGTCTCCCCCGAACGATCGGGAGACCATCTACGACAGCCGCTTGGGAGCCATCCAGAAGCGCATTTTGGAGTTATGCCCACGTCTGAGCCCTTTGGAACGAGAGGAATTTCCTCTTCTGTACGAGGGTAAGAAACGAGGTATATACCAGGGTGCCGTTGAAAGTCTGTATGTCAGAGGCATTCAACGCAAGGACGGGGAACTCAGTAATTTCACAAAAACTGATCGTACCACCAAGCAAGGGGCAGTACCAAGGAACATATCACCACGTGATCCTAGGTACAACGTTGAGGTAGGACGGGTGATCAAACCCGCTGAAGGAGTCCTACTCAATGGTGTGACGCGGTTGCTGGGCTCGAAAACTGTGATGAAGTGCATGAATGCATCGCAGGTTGGAGCCGAGTTTCACCGTAAGTGGGAGAAGATGGGAGGAGATGGACAGGCTGTGGCAATAGGGTTGGACGCTTCCCGATTTGACCAGCATGTCTCCAAGCAAGCGCTGGAGTGGGAGCACAAGTTTTACTTGGGCCTGCTCGTCAGCCCGATTGACCGGAAATGGCTCGCCGAGCTTCTAACTTGGCAGATCCATAACAAGGCTTTTGGGCGTTGCGCTGATGGCTGGC